GTCGCGCTTGAGCTCAAGGCCCTTCAGCATTTCTTGATAGGCGAGTTCGTTGTCGCGGCCGGCATGATCAACCGCCTGCTGGGTGCCGGACACGCGGGCCACCTTGTCCGAGATCTGGCAGATGTTGCCGAGACGGACAGTCGGGGTCGCAGCATCGGTCGTGGCGTCGTCGCCTTCGAGCACCGCATTGGAGGTGTTGACAGCGGCCAGAGCCTGGGTCTGCCATTCGTGATTGACGGCGGTCGCTTTCTCGCGCTCGGCACCGGTCATGAACGGGGTGTCGGTCGGATCAATGCGATAGATCACATCGGAGAGGTCTTCGCGATTGCCGATCGCGTCGTAAGTGAGGAAGGTATCTGCATCAACAGCCATTGTAGTCTCCTATTTCCGGCGCGATTGGAGCGCACGCAGTTGCTGCGCCACCTTGAGATCGCCGGTCTGATCGAGTTTTCGGGTGAGGGCTTGGATTTGCTCAGAAACAGCAGAGCCTGCGGGCCTTGCAGTTCCGGGCCGCTGTACGGGGGGAACGGGTTTGGCGGTAACGGTCGTCTTGGCCTTCTGAATGTCCCGGAGCTGCAGGGAGTCCGCGAGGAGTCGCTGGATGCGGTGATCGTAAATCGACAGTTTCGATTTGCCGCTCGCCAACTCTGCGAGTTCGCTGTCCTTGAAGCCCAATTCGGGGAGTAGTTCAGACACGCGCTGCACGAGCGCGGAGCCCTTGGCCTTGTCTGCAAGCTCCGGAATGAATTCGGCGGCCTTCGCGTTCTCCTCCTGGATGTGTAGCGCCCATTTGGATTGCTCAGCGACCGACTTCTCCGACTCGGCTTTCTCCGCCTCCTGCTTCGCGGCCTGCAAGCGCATCTGGTGCACCTGCCATGCCTGAAACCGGAACGGGTCTTCAGCCTGGAGCTTGACCAAGTCGTCCATCGTCCTGATGTCGCCGAATTGCGCCTGGTTGACGCTCTCCAGCTCATTCAGGAGCGAGGGAAGCTTGGCCTCGTACTGTTGCCTTGCCTGTTCCGCCTTCTGGCGCTCGGCCTCGATGGCCTTGCGCTGTTCAGCGATTTCGTTCTGACCTCGGCGGAATTCCCGCTCCCTCTCCTGTTCGCGAGAATGCAGGTATTCCTGCGTCTCACGAGGCAAGGACTGGAAACGCTCCTTCTCTGCCTGCGTCCAAGACCTCGGCGGCTCGATGGGCGGCAAATCTGCCGGTTCGGCTGCTTCAGTCGGTTCGCCGGGAACCTCTGCACGAGGGGCGGCGTTGGCTTGCGCCAATTCGGGCTGCTCGACCGGAGCGGGTGGCTCGACGGGAGCGGATGTTTCTTTCGGCTTGTGCCGGGCTGCTGCAAGTGCCTTGGCAGCCTGAGAGATCGAAAGGTTTTCGCTGGTCTCAGGCGCCGGGGTGATGACGGCAATAGCATCGCCGCCAGCAGGGGCGCTGGTTTCGTCGCTCAAATGATGTTCCTTGTGTTAGATGATGCCGAAACGCTTCTTGCGCTCGGCCGTCTCCGCAAGCTGCTTCAATTCCGCCTGCGCAAGCTTTCCGTCGCTCACGACCTTGGTGAGGTGATCCCTCACCTTCCCGACTACGTTGATGGCGAAGAACAGCTTCTCCCGGCCAGTGATGTCCTCGATCGTGGTAGCCCGCCAGGCGGCGATATAAGCGCTTTCCAGCGAGGTGAACGCTTCGCCTAGCAATTCATCGTCCAGAAGCTTTTGCGCTCTGGTAGCCCTCGCCGCGGCCTTGTTGAGGGCGGTTTCGTCGGTCACTCGCCACCCTTCGGCTGCTTGGCGGACTGCTGCGCCGCTTCCATCTTCTGCTCGTGCGCCTGCTGGCCCTGAGCCACCTTGAATACGCCCGCCTCCATCTGCTGGCGATGCTGCTCGGCCTGCTGGGCCATCTGCTGGTCGTGCTGCTGCTGCTTCATCTGCAGCTCAGCCATCTTCAATTCGCGCTGCAGCTGGAATTCGAGGATGGCAAGCTCCTTGTCCATCTCGAACTTCTGCTGAGCCTGCACCATCTCCGCATTGGTCTTGCGGTCCTGGGTCGCGATGTCGGCCTGCGCCTGTGTCGTCTCGATCTGGGCCTTGCGCTGGTCGGCCTGCGCGTCCAACTGGGCCTGAACCTGCATGTTCTGCTGGTCAGTCTGCGCCTTGATCTGGGCGACCTGCACGGACTCGGGCGGCTGCGGCGGCTGAGCCGGATGCAGCAATTGGCCGGTCTGCGGATCTTTCGCGCTCGGATCGTCAAAGAACTTGTCGGGGTTCTTGTGCCCCATGATCTTGGTCAACTCAGACGCCGTGTTGAACAGCTTGTCGTCGCCGACCATGTGGGCCTTGCCGCCCGCCAGCAATTCCTTCTGGAAGTTGGCCAGGGCCATGGTCTGGGCGAACTGCTGAGCCTTGCCGCCGGTCCCGAGGCCGACGTTGATCGTCATATCGTTGCGGGTCTTCCACTCTCGCGGATCGACCTGAACCCAGGAATTGCGCAAGCGCACCGTCTGAGCCTGCTGGCCGTGCTTCCTGATCGTGCCATGGAGCAGCGAGAACATATCCCGCACGCCCTCGGCCACGATACGGGCAATCAGCTTCATGCGCATCTGGGACGCCGAAAACACCTGCGCAACAGCCGTTGCCGACTGGTTCTGCAATGCATTGGCGTCGATGCCCTGAGACTGATTGGACAGGCCCGTGCGGGTTTCTCGGGTCGCGTCCAGGTACTGCAGCGCAGGGTAAACGCTCGACGTGATATCGGGGACTACCTGCCAGTTAAGTCCGCCGGCAGTCTTAGTGCGGACAACGCCACCTGGGCGGCTGACCAGTAGATCATCCAGAGTGTTAGGACCGGCATTGGCTTCGGCGACCTCAACGCGCGGGTTGTTGTGCAGGTAAAGGTTGTCCAGCATGCCCCGCATGAGCGCAGTCTTCACACGCTGAATGTCCATCACCAGATCGGCGATCGATCGGCCGAAGAACCGATGCGTAACCGGAACCGGAGTGGTTGCGGCAAACGGCATCGCGTCGAACGGCTCAATGCAATCCTTGCCGTCCTTGCGCAGGATCTCGCCCTGATCCCCGCCAGTGATCACCTGGTAGAGGCAGGGGCGGCCATTGCCCTCGTAGTCCATCCGAACATAGTGCTCGGTGATCTTGACCAAGCGCGCCGCCTTGTTGACATCGCTCGAGCCGAAATGCTCGTTCACGGTATCGCGGGAGATCGTCTCAATATCGGTATTGCCCGTATAGGGCGAAAGCGCCTTGATCTGGGCCTCGTCAAAGCCCTCCGCGATCAGTTGCCCCTCGGTCTTGGTCACGACCTCGTGGAAGCAATAATTGCTATCCCGGATGCTGCGGGCGCCGCGCTCGATCCCGAACTCCTCGGGGGGCACGCCCATCACCTTGGCCTGGGCAAGCTTCTTGGTGGTGACGATCGTCACGTCATGCGTTATCGCCGCAAAAGACGAACCATCAGACATGCCGGGACCGTTGGGACCACCAACGACAGACATCATTGCCGGCGGCGCCATGGCGTCCATCAGCTAGTCGCCTCATCGGCAACAGCAGGGTTGTGGATGCTGTGCTCGATAATTTTCATGGCTCCATTGGAGTCCACGACCTGCTTCGCCAGCTTGGCGAATTCTTCGTCGCTCATCCCATAATAGGTCTCGCGCTCTTCCTGCTCGGTCTCTTCCCACCAAACCTTGACGATGCCCACCTTCGAGAGCAGCGCGTCCTTGATGAAGGAATAGAGGACCATGAAGCCGGGATTCTGCTGCATGAACACATGGTTCACGTAGTCGGTCTCTTGCTGCGCCGCCTCCTCGTCTTCCGGGCCAACCGGCTCGAAGCGGACAACCTCATCGGAGCCAGCGAAGATGTCCATCAGGTTGGGCATCAGGCCCTCGATGGTGTCGGCAACATCGGTCGAGACAGCCTTGGAGCGGCCAGCCTGCGCCGGCATGTCCTTTTCCATGTTGCCAAGGTAGTAATCCATGGCATCGGCGCGCTCTTCGGCCAGCTCAGCCGCGCTCATGGCCGCCAGCGCATCGGCCTTCTGAGCAGCCAGCATGGCCTTGAGGTCGAGCGAGGACATCTGAGCCATCAGGCGTAGCCCTGATTTGCGTAGCGCAGCGGCCGATTGAAGCTCTTTGTCCGAGCCGGGTCTTCATAGGAAACGCACATCAGGCCGAAGGCGTCCGCGCCGTGTGAAGACCAATCGTGTTCGGGTCCAAGCAATGCCTCTCTGTCGTCATCCGACTTCTTTTCGTGATACCAACCAAGCGCGTCGCGCCCATCTTGAGTTGTCTCTTCATCGAACCAGATCGAGTCAAACACGCGCCGGCCGGCCTCAATGCGCTGCTTAGCGGCGCCCTTGCCCTGGTTCGGGATTACCGTGACCGAGTACGAAGCCGCCCTAAACGCGCTCTCAAACGACGCATCAATGATCTTTTCGTTAGTTGCGCCGTCATGTGGCAGATAGATATCAGCAACATCAGGCGTGTAGCCCTTGGAGTGCAGCCAGCGAATGTGCGTTGCCAACGGCTGGCCTTGGGCCTCGTAATAGTCCCGGGTGCGTATCTCCCGGTCGATAAACTGTGCCGGCCACATTGCGAAGGCGTCGGCCTTGGCGCCCGTTCCTCCGATATCGACATACACCCGCACCCGCATGATCGGATCGAACGCAACCCGCGTGATGCGCTTTTGCTCTCGTGCCCTTGTCAGGAATGGCGCGTAGTAAGCGCCCTCGATTGCCGTCACAAAGTCGCCCTCCCAGACGTGCTCATACTGGTCAGGGCGCTTCGCCAGATCGTCTAACCTGGTTTGGACCAGACGGGTCTTGCTGAACCACGGGTTATCGCGCCAGTTCATTTGCACGATCTTGGCGCCCGTTGGCGGGTCTTCACGAAAGCGCTTGTGTGTTGCGCTCTTCTTGCGTTCCGGGTTCCACGTCACCCAGATTTCAGCGCCCTCTTCGCGCACGGTCGGGATTGCCTTGGCCCACGCTGTCTCGGACACGGGCTCGGCCTCATCCACCCACAACAGGCGGATCTTGGCCTTCGACTTGATGCTGTCCAGGTTGTGGCGCAACCCGACGAAGGCGAAGCTAATGCGCCCGTCCCTTGTCCGGACATACTTCTCACCGACATCGTACTTTGCCAGCAACCACGGCTCTTCGAGAATCGCCGCTTTGACCTCGGCGAGCGAGCTATCATCCAGCGAGTTCATAAACTCTCGCCCGCAGACGATGACGCCGTCTTGGCCAGCCTCTGCGAACATCAAGCCGCGGACAGCGGCCATCTTTGCAAACGTTCTTGTCTTTGCCGATCCACGGCCACCATAAGCGCCGCGGTACATAGCCTCGCCCGTGAAGACAGGGACGAGTTTGTCAGGAATCCTGAGCTGGGGGACGGACACCAATCAACTCAATCTTGGTGATCTGGATCGGCGGCCCATCGTCGTCTCCGCTGATCGGCTGAGTTGGCTTACCCCAGCCCCGGTCAAGCAACGCAACTGATGCGGCAACGCGCGCCGATTCCGATGTTCCGTTCTGAGCAATCCCAGCCAGAGTAGATAGCGCCGTTTCGGTATGCGACCGCGCCAAAGAGCGAATATCTGTAAGAGTTTTAGTCATTTAAGCACTGGGTCTACCCGAAGTTAGACGCCCATGCAGAGCCGTCCCTAAGCTGCCCGTACCAGGCCGCCGAACCCTCGCGCATGGACAGGGGGAACAACCCCCAATGGGAAACGCTGATCACTCCGGCGCCCCGTTCGAGTTCAGCCCAAGAGCCGCCTTCAGGTCGGCCGTCTCAGCCTTGATGTCCTTGACCTGCTGCGTCGCCGCGTTCGCCGTATCCTGCAACTCCGCCATAACATCGGTCATCTCCTGACCAGCCTGGTTGAGCTGCGCCTTGGCCGCCGCAAGCTGGTTGCGGATTTGCTCAGCAAGGAATTTGGCGCCAGTGACGCTCACCTTCGTGTTCTCCGTGCGGATGAAGGGATTTTGTAGCGCGAGGCGAATCTCGTCATTCGAGGCCATCGGCCCCACCTCAACGCTCTTGTCCCCGATCGTTATCACTTGGTTGCCACTTGGCGCGTAACTGACCGTCAGCCCATCGCCGCCCGGGATATCCTGCAAGGCGTGGCGCAAATCCTTGACTGACATTCCGCCTAACCGCCTTGTTTCCTCGACCGCGATCGAAAGCCGCGCCGCGAACCAGCGCAGGTCTGTCTCACGCAGGGTCTTGCTCGGGAGCGGTGAAGATCGGCTGGACCGGCGGCATGTCGCACGGCGCGGTGTCCTCGACCGGAAGGAACCTCAGATCATCAACGCCGCTGCCGTTCTTCGTGTACTGGCCGTTCTTGTTCTGGAAATCCGTGTAAAGAACGTCGCCCATCACGCCCTCCACTCACATGCCAGGCAGCCAGCCGCCAAGAGCGCCGCAACGATCAACGCCGCGGTCTCAAGGTGCTCGACCATCATGGCGATCTCCTCGAAGGCCGGCGAAATGCCGAAGTTCAAATCAGGCTCTTCGGCTTGATCACGCCATTGCGCTCCACAAGCTTGGCGTGGCCGTCGCGGATCATGCGGGCGAGAAATTCCAACTGCGCTTTGGTCATGTTGGCTCCAATGGGTTTCGCGCGCCACTCGCCTGATGAGCGCTCTCGCGTTTAACGCGGCAGGGGGAGCTTATAAGCGCTATGAGTGGCTGAGGGCGCGCGAACGAAAACGCCCGCCAACGGATTTCTCCGGGCGGGCGAATCACTAATCTTGTATGCTGGCGAATGTACCCGTTCGAACGGACAGGTCAAGCACAATTACACAGACCTGTTTACCCGGGGCTGTGGGTCGCCAGACCGTAGAAAACCGCCAGATCATCCAGGCACTCCTTGAACCGCTGGCCCAGAAACCTGATCTCCCGCTCCGTCACCATCATACGCATCAGCGCCGTCGCCTCAATCGAATAGCCATGCACTAAGATCGAATGCGCGAGCGCTGAGCCGTTCTGGCCGAGCAGCCGATAGATTTCCCCCAGCCGTTTGGCGGACGCCTGTTGAGCCTCCGTGATCGGCTCCGGTGTAACGCCGCCGTCAACGGCCTCCTTGCCCGGGTCGATTGCCCTTGGCCCCCGCTCTGCGTTCTCAAAATCCTTCTGAAAGGCCCGCCCGGCGTGATACTGCGCCTCGTCAATCCGCTTGCGGGCATGGAGCCCAGCCAAGGGATCATCTCGCGTGGAGCGCATCACGATCAGCTTTGATCCCTGCTCCATCGGATCTTCGACCTCGATAGGGTCGAGATGGGGTTGTAACCCCCGGTTAGATTCCGAGGCCCGCCGGTCATAGACCTTGCCCGGATCGTAAGGTTTTCTCTTCGGTCGTGCCATGATGCCCCCGGTAGTCGCTCAGACGGTTGACGGCCCAAAGCCGCGCTTCAATTGTTCTGCTAACTCACGCATGCCACTCGCAATCCGCTCCTGCATCGCCGGGTCCACCTCTGGCTCCGGCAATTGCTTCCGGTTCAGCCGCTCCTCGCGCTCCCGATCGATCCAGTATTCGCGCGTCCAGCCCTCAAGATGCTCCCGATACCTTGCCAAATTGGGGTAGCTGACCATCGCCGGAAGGCCTCTCGATGGGCTCATGGCCCGCTCGATCACGGGCTGCGGATAGATTGATAAGAGCTCCACGAACCCCGCCACGAAGGCCTGCTGATCCATCGCCGGGATCGTGTCGCTGAAGCCCAGAATTCGTTCGGCCGCTTGCATCGCGGAGTGCATTGAGGATTTCCCTTCCTGTTTCGCGTTCCTGTTGGTGGGCCGTAAGGGGCTTGGCGGGGGCGCCCGGCTTCGTCTTGCTGTTGCGAATCCAGCGCGCCCATGTGCGGGGCCAGTCGGCCTTGGCGGCGTCCTTGCCGGCCTTCGCAACCCAGTAGTCGCGGAAGTTTTCGGCCTCGGCGTCAACCTGGCTGTCCGACCAGCCAAGCGATCGGGCGTAGCCCCGGTCGGCATCCGATGGACGCCAGTCCGGCGATAGCCGAGTGCCCCTCTTATCTTTCTTAGATTCTATATCTGTTTTAGTATTAGAGAGAGAGGCGCCGTAACGCGTTACGGTTTCGTTACGGTTCGTTACGGTTTCGTTACGGCCAGAATCCTCAACATCAGGCGTAACGGCGTTACGGTTCGTTACGGTTTCGTTACGCTTCTTGTTGTCCCGATAGCGCTGTTGACGGACTGCATTAGCGGAACGAGCAGGCACATTGGCAGCGCCCGCGGCGAACACCTCGGCAACGATTTGCATGGCCTCGCTCGGGTCCATCCCGGCAGCAACCATGCGGGCCACGTAGTCGCTTAGAATGGTCAAGCGGCCTCCGTGCTGGTCGGGGCCTCGTAACCCCAAGCGTCCCAGCCAGGACGCGCAGCGCGCGCATTCAACTCAATCTTTGGAAGGTTCGGGAAGTATCGCTCGATCAGTTGATAGAACGTCTCAGGCTTCTCGGAGTGGCGCGCAACTGGTGCATCCACCAAGCTTTCGACCTGCGTTCCCATGGCTGGCGCCGGCACATTGCCGCGCGTCCCCACAAGCAGGATCTCATGCTGATTCCTGAACCAATAGCCGGTCCCGATGCGGTCCTTGGCCCAGACACAGTGCGACTTGTACTGGAAATCCCAAGCGTCCATGACGCGCAGAGCATCCGGCAGCATGGGCACGGTCGCCCAGAGGAACAGCACGCAATCGTCGGCCGCGATGTCAGCTACCGGGCGGTTGCAGATATCCTCTGTCGAGCTCGTCGGGTAATGATTGTCGGCGGCGCGGTCCATGCCGGTGTCGCGGCTGTAGACCTCGAAACGCCACTCAGGATCGGCATAGATCACGCCATAGCGCTTGTCCGGCAATGCTGACTGCCTAGCGGCCAGATCGCGTTCACGCTCTGCGCGGCGCTCCTTCTTGTCGGTAGCGGCCACGTCGAGTGCCACACGATCGCCCTTCGCGATGCGGTCTCGCACGCTGTCAACCATTGCTTCGAATGCTTGCTCGCCGATACCACCGATGCGCTGCGCCCTGGACGAGAGCTTGCGATCGATACCGGCCTCCTCCAGCTTGACGCGCGGAAACTGTTCTTCATCGGAACAGTTTCTTGGGCGCCCCTCTGCAATTTGTCCCGCCCGCTTCGCCTCGGTGAGCATGATCCCTAGTCGGCGCTCGGCCCGCAAACGAAGCTCAGTTGCATCGACCTCGAGCTGAGTATCCTTGGCCATGCGAGCATAAGCCCGCATAGCCTCGGATTTGTCGCGGATGTCCTTCACCTCATCAACGCTACGCGCTTCCGCAAGCGCAGAGCGAGCCGTCTCGTATCGAATAAGTTGCGTCATCCCCCGTCCTTTGAACTAGCTTCCCAATTGTTGATCTCTTCCAGAGTTTGATCGATCAGGTCGCGCAGAGCCGAGAGCGTTTCCTTGGCGCGGATCGCGGCGCGTCCCGATACGAAATACGGCCCCGGAGGAGGCAATTCGGCGGCTGATGCCGCGGCAATGGTGGATGCTCGGCGCCCCAGTGCAGAGTTGCCCGTGTTGATCTCAGAGACGCGGCCACCATTCGAGCCGCCAAAGTAAGCGGCAATATCGGACTGCCGATCGCCGCGTGCCAGCATGCCCTTGATGATCGCGATTTCACTGTCACTTAAAGCCATTGATATCTCCAATAGGTTCAATTGTGATGCGAACGCCCTGCGCGTCGCGATTCCACAATACTCTACCTTCTCGGAGAATCAGGTCGTGATCGGCTTCGATGACGCCGAATTCCACGAGTAAATCGGTGACGCCCTTTTCGAAGTTGAAGGCGTCGCGGCGGCGGTTGTCGCGCCCCTCCTGGAATTCATAGGTGATCTTGACCGGCCCCTTGATGGCCGGCGGTCGCTGCATCTTGAGCACATAGGATGCTTCCAGCTTCCAGTCGCAGTACCGCTGCGATTTGTGCCGGCGCGTCTTACCGTCAGAGAACATCGCATTCACGCTGACGGGAAACGGGAGTGTGAGAACCACGTTCATGCGGCCCGAATCTCCCGGCGTAACTGCTTCAGCACCTCGACTTGGAGCAAATCCTCCAGTTCGGTGCGACGTTGCGAATATGGCTTCTCGACAGATAGCAGCGATTTTATATGGGCGACGCGATGCTTCACAGGAAGCCGCTGCATCCGCCTGATCAGGACATGAAGCGGGGTCATGCTGCCCTCGCACGGAAGCCTGACGAAAACGCCGCGGGGTTGGGCTTGCGCGCCTCCGTCGTGGTGTAGCAAAGCCGGAAGTGACCAAGGCAGAACGACCGCTCATGAACCGGATGACCACAGTAGCGCGCGTTGGACGGCTCGCCCGTGATGTAGCGGCAATCACCCCGGCCCAACTCCTCCAAGGTCTTATCCATCGTCGGAACATTGATCGTTGCAGGCTTGAACGGAGCCCGGGCGACGACCTTCAACTGGACAGCACGAGGCTTGCGGGCCCGGGGAGCGCGCGGCTTCTTCTCGGGCTTGGGCTTGGAGCAGCCGGCGCGGTTGGCGATGCCGATGATGGAATTGCGGGTGACATTGAAGCCCCGCTCTCGGAACAAGTTGGCGATCTCCGAGGCAGATTTTGTCTGCCAGAGCGACACGACTTCCTGTCTCTGCTCGTCTGTCCAAGCCATCATGCCCGTTGCTCCTGACGCTTGCGGTCAAGGGCCGAATAGCCTGGAGGAGGGTCATTGAAGAATGACGCAGTTAGCGTGCGCGGGGCACTCAGCCGCGCATCCCGGTCGACAACGACATGATCGGGCACCCGCCTCGGGTCGCTCGTGTCATTACGGAACCCCCAACGCCCCTCCTTTTTAAGGAGGTTGCGCCTATCCATCCGTTCACGCCTCATTGCCTCAGTCATGGAGATGACGCGGTGGCGCGTGTCGAGCGCCTTGATCGTCCGGCCCATGATCTCTGAAATCTTGGCGTAGGGTGTCTTCTGCTTCCGCAACTTAAGCAGAAGCGCGTCTTCTTCCGGCGTCCAATACATTCCCCTGCCCTTCCTTCCTGTGCCCGGCGCCTGTGATGCAGGCCGGCTACTTCACTTCCTACGGATCGCAGCCCAAAAACGGGCCACCAATAGCCTCGCCTTCACGGAGGCTTTGGACATCAAAGCCTTTAGTAACCGCATCAATCTCTCCTTTGATGAGTTTCAGTCTCAACTCATCAGCACGGTTTTCCTGCTCGACGCGGTTACAAAGATTTTCGTAACTGGCCCTGATATTCTGGAACAATGTTATGCGGGGTTCTTTGACCCCTTCCGACTTCGCGAGGAACGCGCGCACCCATGATCCGGATGCGCCAATGGCTTTCCCGACTGCGCCGTAAGCCACCATGCGAGAGCCCGAGCGGCGCTGCTCGTGCTCGACCAGCGCGCCCAAGGCGCTGCGGGTGATGGTTGTTAACGCGGCGGCACTCATTGCGTTTTTCCTCGCAAACTTTGACAGCACTCTCGCAATCCTTTCCTGCATGTTCGGAACATGAGGAAAGAGGCACTCGAACAAGACAACGACACGTGGCAGCCGCTAAGCTTGGCGGCAGGTCGGCTGCTACTGAAAATAGACGAAGAGCATCATCCCGAGGGCGAGAGGAATCGCTCCGAGGACGACGAGAAGCAGAAGAAGGACGCCGAGCGCGAGCAGTATGTCGCGCAGCGCTTGCGCGACATTGAGCGCTTTGAGCAGCTCTATCGCACGGCGATAAAAGGACGCCGCTAAGGGCGCCAAGTTTGCCAGGCCAAGGGAGGAGATGGCCGGCGAAGAAGAGGTTTCGGCGTCCGAATTGTATTGAGTGACGACGCCAAGAGAGCCGGCCTGCGTGTCCAGGTTGCCCCCGCCCCCGAGCGCGGGCCGGCTGCTCATCTCAACAGGAGAAATAGATGTGGTGGGCTCTTGGCGCCCTTGCTGTTCTGATGGCTGCGATCGTTGGATCGATGCTGTTCTGGCGCTGGCTGAACCGCGGCTTATGGCGAGAGGATCGCTAAGTGCAGTCCGGCCGCTCAAATTGTCTGCACCTATGGGGATGATGCGCGTCATGCCGCACCATCGACGGTTGCAAAGTATGAATGGCCGATGTTTCGTTCCGATACAGGAACCCCCGCGCGAATACTGCTTTCCGTTTTTTCCCAGCGTTGCGACGGAAGTTCACTTGCAAACACAGGAACCGTTGTGGTTGCATATCCTCGCGCGCATTTCGCGCCAACAACCAGGGCGGGGAAATTGTAATGAGGATGCTGCGGGCTGCCGTACCGGAGTACTTTGTCGATTGGTTCGAAGATTACGAGTTCTCGAACGGTATACTCACGTTCAAGGGCATAAGAAACAGAACCGGATTGCAACATCCCGCGCCTTCCGATCTCACGCCTGTCGTCAACCTCGCCATGCCGGCTGTCTATGTCGGTCGCTGCATCGAGAGTTGCATGCGCGCCGCCGACCCCGATGTGGTGTCGCTGGTCAAGTCCTCTCCGCTCCATCGCATGATGAGCTGACATCAATCAGCTCCAGCGACATTCGGCGCCGGCACAGTTTCGCCGGTGTCGGAGGGAGGCGCCCATAGATCAGGGCGAAGGGCTGACGCTGGGATGTCGCCCTTTGTGAAAGCGTGGATCGCCAAGGCGAGTTTCGGGCCTGCACGCCCTGACCTCCGCGCCTTGTTGATCAGCGGCTGACTGAGGCCGGTTTCGTTGGCAAGTTTTGCCTCTGAACCGCCGGCAAGCTCAATCGCGCGCTCAATGAGACTGTGGTTTCCCATAACCAGCAGCATAACCTGAGTTATGGGGAAGTCAAGAACCAATGTTATCGAGACAGCCGATAACCGATGTTATTATTATGCTGGGCATGCAACCCGGCGAAATCATTAAAGAAGCGCGCGAGAAGAAGGGCTGGTCTCAGAAGCAGCTCGGCGACCGCGTGGGCATTTCTCAGCCGGCCGTGAAGAAAATAGAGGCCGGCGCAACCCGCCAGACCAAGTTCCTGCCGAAGATCGCCCAAGTCCTGGAGCTCGATCTTGCCAACTTGGACGCCTCTCTCAATAGCCAGTTAGTGGAAGATCCAATCCCGCCGCCGCTCCAAACGGCCGGCCGACCGGATTTCAGGATATTCGCCTCCGCTGAGGGCGGACCTGGCGAGATCATTCGATCGGCCGAGCCTGTGGATTTCGTGCCGAGGCCGACCCACCTCCTCCATGTCCGCGATGCCTACGGCCTGCTGATCACCGGGTCCTCCATGGAACCCGAATACAATGCCGGCGAAATGGCGATCGTGGAGCCATCCATGCCTCTCATTTCGGGAGAGGTCTACATCTTCTATGCCGAACGGCATGGCGAAGCTCGAGCGACGATCAAGAAACTGCGCCGAGCCACGGCCGACCATTGGCTTGTGACTCAGCATAACCCGCCCGATGGCAAGGCCAAGGACTTCACTCTCCCCCGGCGAGAGTGGACGGTCGCCCATCGCGTCACAGGAAAATTCACTAGGCGATAACGACAGTTTTGCGCTGCACAATCTTTTTTGCGCCTTTCGATAACTTTTCTTATTGACGGTTATCGATAACCTAGGTTATGGTTCTCCTATCAGCACGGGGAGCCAGCCATGAACCAGCACGTACTTCCGCCAGAGAACGTCCGCGAATTCACCCTCGCGAAGCCCCACTCGATCCACGAGCAGTTCATCGTGGTCCGCGGAACTCGCCGTGGTCGCGAGCCCTACATCGAAGACACGATGATGAGCCGGTTCGAGGTCATCGCCCACATCTCGGAAGATGTGGAGCAGCTTCGCCAGATCATCGCGTTCGATCTGGTCGCCAAGACCTCCCGCGACGCCACCGACGAAGTCACGGGCATTGTGATCGATCGCTGGGCACAGGACGGCAAGCTCCTCACCGAGAGCCAGAAGGCTTTCGTCGCGATGTGCAAGGGCGACGTGTTCGCCAACGCTTTCCGGCTGGAGGAGGCGTGATGCTACCCGAAAACCGTATCGATCAGTTCTGTGCCTGCCTGATCGCATTCCTTGGCACTTTCGCAATCGCAACCCTGGTGCTGCGATGATCCAGCACAAGCCCCTCGCCGTCGTCCTCGCCTTCGAGCCCGAGGAGAAGCGCCAGAACGTGATCGCCGACACGATCAGGCAGCACTGGCATGAGCTGATCGCATTGAAGCCGCTCGATCGCAAGGCGCGCATCGATGAGCTTCTGAAGCCGAAGAAGAAGTGAGGACAGTTATGGGCGTCATGTCTGACTTTGATCTGGACAACCAGCTTTTTGAAACCGTCCGCCGCGCGGTCGAGGACGAGGAGCCGCAGACCCCGAAGGAAATCGCGCAAGTCAAGGTCGAGATGGCCGCGCGTGATGCGTTCCTGGCGGTGCAGGAGCTGTCGAAGCTCCGCAATGACCCGGTTGCCAAGCCGGCGTTTACGCCACGCGTCGAGGCTGATCTGTGGTCGGCCTACAACACGTTGACCGCCACCCTCACCTGTCTCCGTATCGACAACGGCGAGGAGCCCCCGCCGCGCTCAATCCCGGTCGGCTCCAACGTGAGGAAATTCCGCCGATGAGCAACTTCGAAACCGCCCAAGAGATGTTCGATGAACTCTGCCGCCCCTTCGCGGCCGAGGAGATCGAGTGGCGCATCGGCAGCACCAACCAGGATAAGACCAAGGGCATGGCGCTGGCCTACATGGACGCCCGCGCCGTCATGGATCGCTTTGACGCGGTCTGCGGGCCCGATGGCTGGCAGTGCAACTACACCATGAGCGGCGCCATCGCGATCTGCAACATCGGCGTCCTGATGCCGAGCGGCAACTGGATCTGGAAGGCGGACGGGGCCGGCGCCACTGACGTTGAGGGCGAGAAGGGCATGCTTTCCGATGCCTTGAAGCGCGCCGCTGTGCGTTGGGGTGTCGGCCGCTACCTGTACGAGATGGATTCCCCGTGGGTGGCGATCGTCCAACGCGGCAAGTCCTCCTTCCTGGCCGATGGTGTCCGGAAAGAACTGGACAAGGTCCACGAAGACTTCTGCCTCAAGGCAGGTTGGGGCTTGCGAGCTGGGCGCGTCGCCTACTCCTTCGCCAATCAGGTCGTGAAGCATTTCGTGACGAGCGCCGCAGAGGCGGCGGATCTTCGTGAGCGTAACGCCGGCACCATCGCGCAAATGCCGGTCGCGATGCGGCGGCACCTTAACGACACCCTGGACCGCATCGGCGCGTCCACAACCTCAGAGGCAGCAGAATAATGGCGGGCTCGGTCAACAAGGTCATAATCCTCGGCAACCTCGGCAAAGACCCGGAGGTCCGCCGCACGCAGGACGGCAAGCCGATCTGCAATCTGACGGTCGCGACCTCGGAGACGTGGCGCGACAAGAACAGCGGCGAGCGCAAGGAAAAGACCGAGTGGCACCGCGTCGTCATCTTCTCCGAACCGCTCTGCAAGATTGCAGAGCAGTACCTGAAGAAGGGCAGCAAGGTTTACATCGAAGGGTCGTTGCAAACCCGCAAGTGGACCGATCAGTCCGGAGTCGAAAAGTATTCGACTGAGGTTGTTCTTCAGGGCTTCAACTCGGCGATGACGCTTCTCGATGGCAGGACGCCGGCCAAGGACGAAGCCGACGAGCCGGCGCCGACGAGTCAGCGCGCCGCACCAAAGAGGCCAGACCCGATCTCATCCGGCCGCAACTCCGACATGGACGACGACATCCCGTTCTGACCTTTCGACGCTTCGGGGGAAGCAATGACACGCGCCGTTCTCGTTCTCTCATCGCCGGATATCCGCCAGCGCGCAGCTCACTGGGCTGCGAAGCTGCCGGAGGGCACGCGCATTGAGTTCAAAGCGCCCAAGCGCTCCCTGCCCCAAAACGATCGCATGTGGGCCATGCTGACCGATCTCGCTTCTCAAGTGAAGTGGCACGGGCTGACCCTGACTGCTGACGATTGGAAACTGATCTTCCTGGACGCACTGAAGCGCGAAGTCCGCATGGTGCCGAACCTGGACGGCAACGGCTTCGTGAGTTTGGGCCGGTCATCCTCCGATCTGTCCAAGGCGGAGATGACGGACCTGATCGACCTTATCAGCGCATTCGGCGCCAACCATGGCGTGGTGTTTCACGATGGGGTGCACGAATGAGGTTCAAGCAGCCGAGGGAGCGCGACGAGGGCCATTTGGCGTTCATCCGCGAACTTCCCTGCGTGATGTGCGGCGACGACACGGCAACCGAGGCGGCTCACTTGCGCACCGGGAGCCTGCGCTACGGCAAGAAGCACACGGGGATGGCAGAGAAGCCGCACGATAGATGGTCTCTCCCGTTGTGCGGTCGCTGTCATCGCCAGCAGCACCAGGGGAACGAGCTGGAGTTCTGGCTGAACCAGGGGGTAAATCCCTTTGTACTCGCGATGTCGCTGCACAATGCGACGGGGGATCACGAGGCTGCAATGGAAGTGCTCAAGGAGCAAGCGCGGCAGGTGTTCGCGTGACCACTACGGCGGTGACGCTACGTCACCAACCATGACCAAGATCACACAGGAGAAATGAGATGACGCATCTGAGCACGCCGACGGAAATTCAAAGTGGCCACGATCGTCAAAAGTGGGCAGAGGGATTGATCCTCCAGCTTCCGGCCGATCATGATGGCCGTAATAGTTGGCTGCTCAACTATGGCCGAGGTGAGGAAGCGACCAAATTGCGCGAAGAGCGCTCATGGCCGTGGTCTGACGAGTACAAGTCGGCGTTTCCCAAGCATATTCATGCTGCAGGCACCCTGGTCGGCAAGCATATCGACGCATGCGCGCATTGCGGCGCCGACATCCGCAACGAAATCCATCACGATACGCGGTTCTCGCTACCGCTCCCGTTGTTGCCAGGTCACGAAGAGACGATGGAGGGACTCGCGTCACTATCGGTCTACTCGCGGTCGTCACAATCCGTTCTGTCAAGCCAGAACGTTGGGAAAAGCCTTTCCGAAAAAGGGCAATCTCTTTCCAAAAATCATGAACGAACCGCGGACGAACGCTGAACGGGTGCGGTGGTGACATCGCCAGACAGACAGGCCGCCGATTTTTCAGGAGAATTTGAGATGCACATCACCAACAATCCCGAGTGGCAGCGCGCCGATTATGTCTATGACGAGAGCGGCGTCGGATACCCGAAGGGCCTGGAGCCGGTCATCGTCTGGAAGCATATCGACGGCCCCCTGCTCTACACGTCGGATTGCGGCCTGCACTGGCTGACGACCTGGGAGCGCATCCAGATGTTCTTCGGCTGGACCGACATCTACGCGCTCGATCGCAAGCACCAGCGGAAGCGCTGACCCCCACTACAGAGCACACCTCTCCGCACCGAGCATAGGAACATTCCAATGGACAAGATCGACGGCAACTTGCGCGACGCACTGGAGCAGTCGCTTCAGGTCGGGCTCTCCGAAGAGAGCATGGAGCAGTTCAACAAGAAGATTAAGGACTTGTCCTGCGAGTTCGAGGAATCCCTGATGTGGAGCCTCAAGGACAACCTTGCCTACAACCTCGCTGCTTGGACCGTTGACATGGCCGAGCGAGCCGTCGAGCAACTGCTTCTCGGAAATGAAGACCAGATGCGGCGCTATTTGTCCTGCGACAAGCGCGGCCCTGACGGCAGCTACATCTGCTATACCGGGCGCAGTGATGGCGCCTACAACAACCGCCAGATTGCCGATCAGCATCCCGTGATCCACGGGCGCCTGTTCGAGACGGGAGCGATCGAGCTTCGCAAGAAGGTGGCCCAGGCCAATGAGACCCTGATCCGCGACGAACGGATCAAGGACCTGGAGGACCAGGTCAAGTCTCTGGTCGAGCAGGTCAACAAGGCCCGCAACGAGAAGGAAAACCTGCTGGACCGCCTGCGTCGTGGCGAGGTGATCGCATGACCGGGGGCAATCACACATCCGCTGGGAGCGCTGCACTGGCCGACAAGTTAGAGAACCGCGCCCAATTCCACGTTCGGAATTGTAATGGCGGTCTGAGTTACTTTTCCGACATCGACGCGCAGATGTTGAAGGATGCCGCCGCTGAGATCGCACGGCTGCGGGCCACATTGGAAAGACTCACCAAAGACCCACAGGCGGGTTTAGACGAGCCCGATCTTGATTGGGAAGTGATCCGAAAAATGCGCAGCATTGCTAAAAAGGCGCTCAACCAATGACCGACCAATTCACTGATTTGAAACTCTGCCCGTTTTGCGGTGGCCCGCTGCCGTGCGCCACGCACAACATGCGTGCTCCTGCCCAAGCTCCGCGCAGGCCCATGCCGGTCAAGCACTATACCGGCATGCCCGGCGCTTCGATCAACGGCGAGGTCATCTATGACTGGCTGATGGATGATGGGTCGGTCGAGGCTATGACCGCGTCCGATGTTGCTGCACGTCGCGCCGCCCAGTCGCCGGTCGCTCCGGTCGATCAGGAGCGGCTTGCCGAGCTTCAGAATGAGGCCGGCATGTACAAGAGCCTGTACGAGAACGCGGTAGCTCAGCGTTCCTCTGCCGGAACCATCGAGGCATTGAACGCTGCAAGGCGGTATCTTGTCGAGGAAGCCGCATCCAGCTCTGTCTGGAGCACCATAGACAACGCTAAGACGGTTGCCGCCATTGACGCCGCCTTAGCTAGCATCGATGCACCGCAGGCAGCGCAAGTGTCTGCCGGCAGAGCAAGCGCCCTAGCCGACGAGATCGATGCGGCGCGGTCGCTGAACGCCGAGACCGAAGGCGATTCCGCTCACTCGGCTCTGCGCATCCATGCCGTGCGCCAGCTTCAAGAGGTCCTTTGGAACAACCGGGCGGAGATCGCCGCCTATCTTCGCCTGGTCCCCGCCCCGCAGGAAGCGCGAGAGCCAGATGCTTGGGAATGGCGTGCTTGCATCGGCGGTCGCTGGGGATCGTGGCTCCATCTTGACCAGCCACTCGAGCGATTTACGGATCGCAATAGGTTCAATCTAGACAATGGCACTTATGAACTACGGCCCCTTTATGCCGGTGCCACTATCGCGCTCTCGCGCCCGGAGGGAAAGACCGGGGGTGCTGCATGATCAGAGCGAGATGCACTTGCGGCGGGGGTAGCCAGCCAGCAGATGAACATGACATTTCATGTCCTGCCGCCCTTGGCGTGGAAGAGCCGGTTGCCTGGCGTTTCCGGGCTTTTGGCGATCCGTCTTGGAAATGGCGACTAACCAGCGTGCGGCCTGATCCGTCGCGCAACGCCGCCGTCGAGCCGCTCTACGCCGCCTCTACCCCTTCCGCCTCCGATGTTTCAGCTCCCGATCGATCCCGGAACGGATGAGGTCCAGCCGTGTCTCACCATCTTCCAGGCTCTCATCGATTTCAGCCAACGTCTCTGATTTCAGCGGCAACAAAATCCGCTCGTCCCATTCTTTTTTGCGGCCCATGTCTCTTTTTCGTATATACGCTATTGACGATGTCAGAACTATAACGTATATACGTAATCACAGTCAAGACGGAGCAAGCAAATGACCCCCACCCAACTCTTCCTCGCCTCCCAGAAGGCCCGCCGCGCCGGCAACAAGGCGGAGGCTGCTCGCCTTCGCGCCGCCTACCTCGAAGCCCTCAAGGGTGACTGGTTCGCCACCTACTGGATGGAAAGCGCTTCCGCTTCCGTCGCCGCCGACTACGCCAACGGCGACTTCGTCACCATCAAGGCATGAACATGCGCGAGGGAAACAGCATCTCTGACACGCTCTGGGAGCTTGGCGTCACGCACGAACGCGACGCCGGCTCCCCTACCGATGGATGCCATACCCTCTACTACGCCGGGCGCGCGATCGGTCGATATAGCGCACTCGAAGTCAGTTTGTTGCTCGAAGAGCACGGCTTGACCGGCGGGTGCTCGGTCCCTTCGCATCACCAAGCACAGGGGGAATAGATGGCAAAGGTTCTAAGAATTGATGACGGCGGCTACGTTTGGGAAGTGCCTGCCGAGGTGATCGCAAAGAACCGCGCGACTTACTATGCCGAGCGCGACAAGGACACGACCTATGATGAAGAATTCAACTTCACCATGGGCGACGATTTCGAGCTGCGCGACTGGTTCTTTAACAACATGGATTGGTCCGACGTAAAGGACGCAGCCAAGCTGGTCGCTACGCCGAAGGCGAAGACCGAGCCACGACTTAACAGCGATTTTCTGGAAGCCGATATAGTTGAGGGCTCTCCCCAGGAGAGCATCGATGGCTAGTCGCTTCCAGCGCAAACGAATGTACGCCGTTTCATTGGAGCGCGTTGGCATCATCGCCGGCACCATGGCCTATTCGCGACGCGCGGCCATTGAGTGCTTCACGCCGCTCGGACAGTGGGAAATGTACAAGCGCTCGGGCTATCGGACGGTCATGGCGAAGGTCGAAGTCATCCGCCGTCCTGTGAAAGATGTGCGGAAGTGACCCTCACCTCCTACATCGGGATGAAGCTCTACTATCTGGGATTCCGGATGCAGCCCTTGCGTGTTCGGCGCGGGATGAGCCTTGTTTCGCAAATCGGCATTCTGTGGTCGGACATCAATCCGGACCTCATGGTGCGCGTGATGCGCGGGGAGCGGATGGAGTTGGTCGTCGATCTCAGGACCAAAGAGATCACTCCGGCGGAACGAGCAACCCCAGACAAGAGCGAAAATGCTCGCTGATGGGTTACGCGTTGTTGAAATTCGACCTAAGTCATTGAAATTCCGAGTAACAGATCAGCTATTAACAAAACAAGTCAGTTAGGGAACACTACCCTCGTGAGCACGCCAGAAACTGAGATCACCGAGCGAGCAGATAAGCAGGGGCTTTGGGTGACCGATGCCGAGCTGATCCGCCGCCTTGGCGTGCCGGAAAAGAAAGCACGAGAGGCAATTCGTATGGCAGAAGCGAGAGCGGGATTTCCGAAGAAGCAAAAACTTTGGGGGGATAGAAGGTACTGGCCGGCCGTGAAGGCCTACTTCGACAACCTCTATGGTGCTAATGTCTCTCAGCGGAGGGACATCGCATGAAGCCGGCTAGGATACCTGATGCTCCCGGCCACATCTGGCGCAAGCATACGCAGGGCTGGGAATGCCGCTGGCAGGCCCGCACCGACCTGATTGAGAAGGGCTTCACTCCGAAGAGCCGCCAGCTATTCGTCGGCACCGCACCGAACGAAACTGAGATAGCGTTCATCCAAGACACATGCCGGCGACTGCAAGACGAGATGCTGACGTTCGGCCGCGGCGGCCTTCCCGAGATCGGCGCGTTTGATGGCACGCTGCGCTCGCTGATCAGCTGCTACCAGACCGATCCGGATTCGAAGTATCACAAGCTCAGATACAAGGTCCGCATCGGAGCCGATGGGCTGCTCCGTCGCCTGTCCGCGGACTATGGCAACACGCCGCTCAGTGAGATCAAGGGCCGCAAGGTTTTGGAGTGGTATCGAGGCTGGACGAACGGCGGCCAGAAGCCATCGATCGGCGGGGCCTTCGTCGGCCAACTGCGAACCCTGTTCACCTTCGGCCGGTCTATCTTGGAGATCCAGGAGTGCGTCCGGCTCGGCCAGATCATGCACGATCTGCGGTTCGAGGGTACTAAGGCCCGCAAGGTCAGCCTGACTGCTGAGCAGGCCAACGCCGTCCGCTACAAGGCTCGCATGCACTTCGGCTGGGATTCCGTGGCGATGGTGCAGGCCTTCCAGTTCGAGTGCACCATGCGCCAGAAGGATGTCATTGGCGAGTGGGTGCCGCTTAACGAGCCAGGCATCTCGGACGTGATCTATCGCGGCCGGAAGTGGCTCCGCGGCATCCGCTGGGAAGAGATTGACGAGAACCTGATCCTGCGGCACGTCACCAGCAAGAAGCAGAAGGAGACCGAGGTGGACCTTAAGTTGGCCCCCATGGTGCTGGAAGAGCTTCAGGAGTATTGCGGCGGCCAGCCGGTTGTTGTGACCGATCCCGTGACCAAGAAGGTGACGGCCAGGCGCGACCTCCTGCCGGCGACGGGGCCTGTGGTGCTCTGCGAAATCCACCAGTTTCCGTGGTTCGATACCGAGTTCCGCCGCAAGTGGCGCAAGGTCGCGAACGAGTGCGGTATCCCCAAGAATGTGTTCAACATGGACAGCCGCTCGGGGGCGATCTCGGAGGCCATCGCGGCCGGCGTGCCGCTGGAGTTTGTCCGCCACGCGGCGACGCACAGCGACATCGCACAGACCCAGGAATACGACCGCATCCAGGCAAAGGCCACCCGGAAGGCCATGGAAGCGCGCGTTCAAAACCGAGGGAAAACCGAGAGCGAGTAGGCCCTCGGGACGTAAAGAGTACGCTTTGACTGATAGATGACTGACTGACTGACGGCTTCAGAAAATAGTTACCACTTATCATGCACTTGCAGTAGAAGTTCCGACTTGTGCGGTGTCATGTTAAGAAACCAATGTATCTGAGGAATCGTCGGTAAGTCAGTCATCTCCACCGCAAAAAGCCGCGACGCGCGGCGTGGAGATGCCGTGCAGAAGCTGAGCCATATTAGGATAGGTCTGGACGAAGCGAACGCCTTCGTCAGCCAGCACCACAGGCACCATAAGCCTGTCGTCGGGCACCTGTTCTCGCTCGGCGCCACTCTAGGAGATCAGATCGTCGGGGTCGCCATTGTCGGCCGCCCGGTCTCGAGGTTTCGCGACGACGGGCTGACGGCTGAGGTCACCCGCCTCTGCACGGACGGCACCCGCAACGCCTGCTCATTCCTTTACGGGGCATCAGCCAGGGCCGCATTCGCCCTCGGCTTCAAACGGATTGGAACCTACATCCTAGCCAGCGAGCCTGGAACGTCCCTGGCGGGCACGGGCTGGCGGATGCTCGGAGAGACGCCGGGCAGATCCTGGAGCGTCCCGAGCCGCCCTAGGGTGGATAAGCACCCTCTTCAGAAAAAGATGCTGTTCGAGAAAGAACTCTAACGCTGCGATGTGATCACTGAGTATGCGGGCTTAGTACTCTGGGAAGTACGTCGGTCTTCCAAATCGAAAAGAGGTGGGTTCGATTCCCACAGCCCGCTCCACCTTCAAGAGGAGACGAAAGATGGCGGACGAACGCGTTGATTGGGAAGTGCTTGGCCGCAAGATCGGCACGGCCACCGGCTGGGACCAGTCGGATACGTTCATCATGATGCTTTACGACTTCGAGCCGGCGATGGGCATAAACCTTCCTGCCGGGACGCTGTGCATCAATTTCGAGTCCGGCAAAGCCGAGACTTACGATGATGCCGGCGAGGTTGTCGAAAGCAAGGACATCGTTGCGGCGCTGGCCGCGCTCCAACCGGCCTGATGGTCCGACGAGGTCACTGAGTACCCCTATCAAACACGGGAGAATTTGAGATGAAAACAGTTACAGAAAGCATCTACAGCGGCTCCGTGATCGTTCCGCTGGCCGACGTGCAGCATATCGAGATGCACCCGAAGAACAGCGTTCCCGGCATCATGGTCATTACCAAGCACACGCGCTGGGACTGTGAGCATGATGTTTGGGCCAATGGCATCTGGATCAACGAGCCGGAGGCGGCTGTTTTCCGTTCGGCATGGTGCCGCTATCGGAGTGAGTTGGAAGCCGAAACGCTGATGGATTTGCCCGGCCACGACGAGACGATGGCGGGCCTGAGCGCGCTGACGATCAGAAAGGACCAAAACAAATGAAGATTAGTATCAACGGCATCGAGACCGACTACGACGATCCAACGATCTCGTATGACGACGTCGCGGCGTTCGTCGCCATCGAGAACCAATGGCATCCGCCGTTGCCGCTACTGTCAATTACCTATCACTGGCGGGGTGACGGGGATGCGTCCCGAGAAGGCATCCTTTCACCAGTCAGCAAGCCGTTCGCACCAGTCCACGGTATGAGGTTCAGCGCCTATCAGACCGGCGCAGCGTAGGGATACTCGGTGAGGCGGGGAGAGAGATGATGGACGACATTGTCGAGATGCTGAGGACGCCGACCGACTGCGTCCCGCCCAGCGAATGGGAGATGAAGGCGGCCGATGAGATCGAGAAGCTGCGCCGAAGGGTAGCCGCGCTCGAAATGATCATTGCCGAGGATCTTCACCCGGATGATTGCAGCGACGAACTCAACCACATGCTGGTCGAGCAGATTCACGAGATGCGCCGGGTCTAGCGGTGCGGCAAGGTCACGGAGAGAGACATGCACGTCAAGATCACGGATGAGGAGTCGAGCGTTGCCGGCTTCATAAGCTGGAGACGCTTAGCGGAGGAACTGATGCGCCGAGGCGACGAGATAGGCCCTCACGAGCATATCGTCAGCTTCGACGTTGGCGAGCGCGGCATCAACTACTTCACCAGGACCAGTCGCCCGGTGCCGAATGGCCAGTGAGGACGCGATGAGCAACAAGATCACATCGACGCCGGCTTGGGATGCTCTGCACGCCTTCGACGCCGAGAATTACGCCGAGCCCTTCAGGACGATTGCTGAGCGAATAGCCGTCAGTCACGACTTCTGGACCACGCACCCTATCGTTGACGAGATCAGCGCCGCTCTGGAAGACGCCTATAATCTTGGCGAGAAGCGCGGCCCACTGGTCGCCGCGGCCACGCGATCCTGACCGAGGAGCGGTGATGAGGATTGAAACAATACGTGATTACGCAGGAATTGCGTAACGCAAATTCCGCGTATAGGTTAGCTTCATCAGAACGGAGCAACACCATGACCGAGATCACAGCATACCTTTCAACAGAAGACCAGATTGAAGACATCCAGAATGAAATCGACCGTCTTAGGATATCTGCCGAAACTGGCGAGCAATGGGCTCATATCTGCTGGCTTGAAGCTCGCAAGGTCAATCTGCGCATTTCCGGTATCAATAACGCTCTGCGCGCGGCCATATGACCCCCACCCAATACAAGACCGCTATAAAGGCGCTGGGGCTCTCTCAGCAACGGGCGGGGGATTGGCTCGGGATCGGCCGGCGAACGTCTCAGGGCTACGCGCTGGGCGAGTATCCGGTGCCGGAGCCGGTCGCAAAGCTCCTGCGCCTGTGCGTCAAGCTGAAGCTGAACCCGGAGGATGTGGAATGAGCAAAAAGTCAGCTTATTACGACGAGGCCTACGTTGAGGACATCCTGCATTGGGCGCGCCCTGGCATGACGCACGATCAATTCAATGAGTACGTCCAGAAGGACTTGAACGCCGGGTATGTCCGCGAAGTGGGGATTGCGCGCCTTGAGTATTTCAAGGCTCCGCTCGATTCACATCCACGCAGTTGAGCAGAGAGGGAAACAGATGACCCCATACGATCTTGAGACTATCGTTCGCGGCGTCCAGAGCGCTCGCAAGGATCTGCAAGAGGCCGGCGCCGAGAACTACCGAAGCCTCGCCCCGCTGATCTGTTCGATGCTGGAGACGCTGCTTCAGCATGAGGCTGACAAGGAAGCCGACCTCTGCCAAGCCCGGAATGCTGCGGATCGGCAGTCGTAAGCGACAAACGCGAGAGTGACATGACAGAACTTAGCGAAGCGGCCAAAATACTTCTGCGGCAGATGGCCACAAACGACTATGCCACACTGGCCGTGATCGACACCGGGAAAACGCCACCGGTTATCTCCGAGCTCATCGGCCTTCACGCAATCCATATTCTAGAGGGCGGCCACGAAAATGAGGTGCGATGCCAGATCACCAAGCAAGGGCTGGACCTCTACCGAAGTCGTGGGCAATCACCGCGAGACCCCCATGGCTGAATTCCCCTACGTCTACTTCTGGAATCGGCAGGGTCGCAAAGGCCAATTCTGCCGGGTTACGGCGCGGGGGAAGATGAACTCGTGCTGCGTCGAGTTCGAGGACGGCTATAAGATGATTACCAGTCGAAATGCAATACGGAGGCGGAAGTGACCGATCTCGCAACTGGCTTCACCGCCATTGAGCGAACGATTGTCGATTGGCTGGAGAAATCTGGCCATGTCGTCACCCACGACGACGGGGAGTGGATTCTCCTTGGCTCTGAGTGGCCGCGCGTCAAGCAAGAGATATCAATTACTTCGCTCGCCTGCGCAATCACCCAAGCTCTGGCGGGAAAAGAACCTTCCTAGGATCGTCCAGGTCCAAAGCCAGCGCCATCTGCTCCAGAAGTTCCGAGTGCCAGCGCATCTGACCGTCCTCAATCCTAGATAGGTTCGGCAAAGCTATCCCGGCACGTTCAGCGAGTTGTTGTTGAGTGAGACCGCGATGTTCGCGCCATTCGCGCAGATAAAGTCTGACCATAATTGCACCGGCTTTTTCAGGAGGACCAATGACCGACTTGATATGGTTGCCATGTGATTTCGAAGGCTGCAAGCGCCAAGAGAACGGCGATTGCACGCATTGCGGATTCCATGCCGGCGAAATGGAACTACACCGAGCGATTGGAATGGCGGACATCGCGGACGAGATCGAAGCTAAGTATACAAAACCAGCTAAAGATCGCTAATGAAGGCTAATGAAGCCACATCCCCGCTGACCCTGAGGATGCTCGGATGTACCGCATCGGCCGCCGCACCGCCTACTGCATGCTCATCCTCGTGGCGGTCGCGATCGTGGTGAGCCTGTTCCGGCCTTGACCACCCTCGCCCCGCGCGGAATCATGGGGGATGGATCTCTTCCTACGCAAAGAAAACCACCCGCAGGTGATCGACAACTACCGCGTGATCCTCAAAGACGAGGCTGGCGACGTTGAGGTTGGCTCCATCGGCATCAAGACTTTCACCAGCATGGAAATTGGCTGGACCTGGGGGATCGATTTCGTGATCCCGATGCGGGCCGGCCGAGCCTCAGGGCGCGGCATAGATCGCCGGGACTGCATGAAAAAGTTCCGAGCCGCATGGGACGAGCTCACCGCCGATCGCGGGTGGCTTGAGGAGTTTATGGCCGCCAAGAGGAGGCGCAGGCCCTGATGCCCCTCTTCTGGATCGTCTCCGAGACCGAGGACGGCAAGCGCGTGTTCATCCAGGAATCCGGAGACCCGATCAATGCGAGGCTCAAGGCGGTGATGGCAGGACTACCGGGCAAGCTGACCGAGTGCCACGAACTCTCGCCAGCCATGGCGCGGACCATCCCGAAGAAGGCGCTGGGACGGCCGCTGACGATCGAGGAAGCCGGGAAGCTGCTCAAGAAGATGGAGAAGCCGTGAGTGCGCGGGCGGCTACCGCCTGATCCAGTTCAGATTGATGCCGCCGCGATCACGGATGAGGGCATGGATTGTCTTGTTTCCATGGAGACCGTCAGTGGTCGAGAACCCCGCGCTTCCGCTGGACCCCACCAAGCTCCGTTCCACCGGCCATTTTCCGGAGCGCAGCGGATCGACGGCATCGGATACGTCGAAGTAGAAAGTTTGCCCCGTAATGCCCGCCCGCACCAGATCATTGTACGTTCGAATCTTATCCGAAATCTGGATGGTTTGATTGGTCGTCGTGGCAAAGCTATCTGTCGATGTCGTGAACGGCGTTAGCGTCTGTCCAATGATGGTTTTGCCGGTAAACTCTGAATAGGCGTTGAAAATCACTTGGTCTGCTGCGAGCTGCGCCGCACTGGCCCCAGCGCCGTTCATGTCGTTAACGCCGTATGCGTTCCAGATGTGCGAATAATACTGCGCCAATTGCTGTCGGTAGGTATGGCTGTTTTTGTAGCCGCTCAAGGACGCGCCGGACGTTGACAGTGAAGTGTACCCAAAAGACGGACCAATCGACCGGAGCGCCTCGCCATAATCGTATGAATTGTCTGAAACAATGTCGAGGCCCTGACTGTTTCGACTGTCGCCGTGCATCAGAACGCTGGGGCGGCGCGTTGGTGCAAGGATCGCAATTGGTCCGTAGTAGCTATTGGTACTAGCCGCCACTGTCCCGGTTGCCGTCTTGTCGGTAGCGGCTCCCGTCCCGAATTCGAAGCCGCAGCCGGACGCGGCAGTTCCGGTGCCGTTGTTGATCCAGATGACCCCGTTTGAGTTCTTCTGGAGAGCGCGAACCCAGAACTTGGCCCCATAGGGGATGACCACGTTCGTGAAGGTCAACGCCGTCAAGCCGTTCGGGAATGAAATCTCGCCTTCATTGCAGAGCGTGAAGGTTCCGGCCGGGTATTCGATTGACGCCTTGATCGTTCCGGCGCCGATCGTGGTCTCGGCGTTGGTCGAGGGGACGTAGAAATTGGCAAAGATCAGCGTAGGGTTGACAATGTTCTCGCGAGCATAGTGCGTCGAACGCCCCATGATCCAAGTCGCAGTCCCACTGCCGGCGCTCGAATTCGGTTGCCAGCAAAGTGTAGCCACCTGACCAAGATAGATCGAAGGCGCCAGAAGATCGGTCATGATGTAAATCCTTTAGTTCGCGACAAGTTCAACGACCGGGACGCCACTCTCGGTGACGCGCGCCCCGTCTTCGGTCACAAATTCCCAGTGATAGCCAGAAGGTGCAGTATAGGGCGCGAACGAAGAGGCACTCGCATTCCCAAGGGAAGCGCCGAGCCCCCCAAACCCACGGCCCATTGCGCCGAGTTTTCCGAATCCCATTAAGATCTCCAGCACGAAAAAGCCGCCCGTTAAGGCGGCTGGTCAGGTCCGATTTGAGGTGGGTTAGCGGCGGAACTGCTTTGAGGCGATCTCGCCAGCGCAGGCGATGTAGCCGGCCCCGTCAACGAAGTCGTCGATGTTGAATGCCCCGCCCTGTGTGCGGGCCTTCTTCAGATCCACCATCATCCAGCCCACGTCCACGGAGGTCAGTGGCGCGTCCGGATCTGGACGGTTGCGAATATACGCCGTCCAATAGGCGGCGATCCTGGCGAAGGTCTTTTCTTTGTCGCCGTGTTGCTCGGCGCGGTCTCCGCCGACGAGCTCGGCGGCCTTGTTTGCGATCTCGGGAGCGTTCATTTCACCATCCACCATAATCCGGCGTTCGACCATGCGTAGCCCGCATAAACAATGCCCATTGCTGGGTTGCTCTTGGCGAACTGCTCTATTGAAATCACCGCGTAAATTGCGCCGGTCAGTGCGATAAGCCAGCCCGACATCAGAACGTCAATCTATCGAAGCCATGGATCGTACACACCTTGTCAGCAACCGCCTGAAACGCCGGCCCATGCTGATCGCAAGCCCCGATCTCCTCAAGATGAAGGTGGATCGCCTCGTGCGCAAGAGTCGAGAGCAGGACGATGTGACTTCCGACCATTTTGCTAGACACATCGATGTGATGCACGCCGCCTTCGATGAAGTAACGGGCGAATATCTTCTTGGACTTGATCACCCGAAACTTGATATCGTCCGAAGGCGGCATGTTGAACTTCGAGAACGGCGGTAGGCAAGTCAGGTAGTCGTAGGCATGAGCCAGCAGCTCGGGGGTGAGCGGAAGCGGCTTCATACCTTCATCCCCGAGAACCAGCCGCCACAGTCCTGGCATTGGAAGCGATAGTATTTGCGGCTCTGCTTGACCTGCACGCCGCGGCGCTGGACGTGCTCGCCGCCGCAGGTCGGACAACCGACCCGGTCCTGATATGCCTTGTAGAGGTTCAGGTTCGGATGGTTCGGCGCCCACGACCTAAGCCGCTCATAGGCATTCGCCAGCAAGGCCGTATCTTGCTTACCGTAGCGGCGCATGGTGGACCACGACTTCAGGTCGCCATCCACGCAGCCCCGCCAGAGCGCCGCCCCCGTGTTGGGAATCTTACGCCCCTCCCCGAGATACCGGCCGATGTTGTCCAGCTTGTTGCTGTCGAACTTGAACACCCGTCGCGCGATCTTCAGCGTGTCGATCGTCTTGTATGGGCTTGGCGGCTGGAAGCCGTTGACGATGAGGCGGCTGTTGATCTTCTTGATATCGAACGCGTCGCCGTTGTGGGCGCAAACAATGTCCGCCTCATCCAGGAGAGAATGAAGATCGCGGCAAAGATCCTTATCGTCGTATTTGCTGCGCTTGTAGCGAGGAAAATCAGGAAGGCAGACTGTCTTGACCTGCTTTTCGTGCGCCCATTTGTAGGAGAACATGAGGATGAAGGTGTCACGTTCAACCCAGACCGCTCCGGCGTAGGGTGGTCGCATCGACCAAGACGTCATCAGAATGGGAGCGGTTTCGATGTCGAGAAATAGGAGTTTGACACCCATTCAGGACAACTGCCCCGGCATGAAGCAGCGAACGGCTGGCTTGCCGTCTGCGTAGGACAGCCAGACCAGCGCCCGGCCATCTTTGTTCGGGACCGGGACAACGGCCGAGTCCGGCACATCGATCCACTGGTTCTCAACGTAAACCTCAAAGGCGCCGCCCTTGGTCCGCCACTGCAACTCTTCTAGTTTGGTGGCGTCATCAGATGGGCCACCGCAACATGGAGCGTTGCCCTTGCTCCGCAGCGAGAAGTACCAATCGTTCAGCTCTGGCTTGTTTTGGTCGTGGGCTCTTGCCTTACCCACCAGCGCCGACACAAGGAAGACAAGCGAAATCACCGCGGCCAGGATGAAGATGATCCATCCTGCCCCGCCCTTGTCGATTTTCATTTAAATGTTCTCGTATCTGTCGAGCTGAGAGCATGGCCCCCAGCCCTGGGTCCAAATGATGTGAGGAAGCCCGAACTGACCCCTCGCCAACGCGCGATAGGAGATCATGCAGTAGTCGACCTGCACTGCCTTGACCGGCTTGGGTTGATCGAAGAATGCGTAGGCCAGAACGGCCAGAGCGAATGCGACCAGGATGCCGCGGGTCACTCAGGGCGCCTTACGTGGTAAAGCTTCACCACGATCTGCACGCACAGCCACAGGACGCCGAGGATGGGAAGAACGAGAGCCGCCACCTCCGAGATCGAGTGAAGGACGGGGAGCCACCACGGGCTCGTAACGGCAGCGACGGCAGCGCCCTTGTTGGCGGATTCCAGCGTCATCAATGCAGCCACCGGACCTTGAAGCCGTCATACCATCGCTTCTTCACGACTTGGTTTGCGGTCGGACTGCACGGGCAAGGCGCCGCGTGCTTCGGCTGTACTATTTTCGCGGATTTAGTATAACTCTGCTTGATTGGTGCTCCTGGCTGCACGGTTGCGCAGCCTCCGAGCAACAGAGCGACCGCCGCCGCAGTCAGCAACTTCATCTTGGTCTCCATATCCTTGCAATTTTCTCGAGGGTTCTCCCCCCGAACCAAAAACACAGAACGGTACTGAAAGCGTCGGCCATCACCCCCTTGAGGGGGTAAGTCACCCCGAGGTGGAGAACCGTGTCCCACACGATGATTTTTGCGACGTAGATTGCCACGCACCAGCAAACGACGGCGCGAGGAGCGGCGACCCACCACCTGCCCTCCTCGGCCTGTATTTGCTTGGCGTTGATCTCGCGTTCTTTCGCCTGGAGTTCGAGATCCTTGCCAGCGAGATCGGCCGCGACCTTCTCGGAGTTGTTGTCGCTCTCCAGTTTCGCCTTGTAGGCATCGACCAGCTTGGAGAGCAGTGGCCCGCTTAGGAACGAGGCCAGCCAGGACCACATTACTTTTTGACTGCCGAAGAGATGGCGTCAGCCTTGGCCTTCAGATCCTGCGCGAACTTCTCGGCGCCCTTCCACCACGCCAGCAGCTTGTCCTTGTAGAACCAGACGAGAGCGCCGCCAGCGACGAACCATGCGATATCGACAAGCGCAAACATCAGAAAATCTCCTTCCAGATTGAGAGGAACATGAGCTTCAGTTTTTCGAGGAAGCTGGGCTGCGCGACGCCTTCGGCCAGCCCTTCGAGGCAGAGTTGCTTTTCGCTGGCCCTGCGGTTGATGAGGCCCTTGACCACGCGCCCCTGCGCCCGCACGTACCAAGTGGCGAAGGCGTTACACCCTGCGCGGAGATCGCCAGCATTCATGCGCGCGACCATGGGAGACTTGGCGACGGCGGCAGAACCAGCGTTGTAGGCCGCGGAGATCAACGCGGCCTTCACCTTGTCCGGCAGCTCAACGTGGATGCTCGGAGCAATCCCCTTCCAGTATTTCGGAATGGCCTTCTTGAGCATGTCGCTGCATTCCTGCGGCGTGAACTTCTCGCCCACCTTCAGGTCGGGCAGCTCAGCCCTGGTCGCGCCGTAGCAGACAGTCACCGGCCGGCCCGTGCCGATCGTGTCCACCTTGGCGGTCGTCCACAGGCCCTCCCAAGGTTGGATGAACGAGGCGGCAAGCAGGATCACGCCGGCGCCAGCAGCGCCAGCCTTGTGGCTGTTCTTCATCTCTGGGTTGACTCTGCTAGGGGTTGTGGTTTTGTTGGCGCGCCAAATCAGCGCGGGAATGCCAAATGCCTAAAGACGCCTTCGACGGTATAAGCGAAGAGGCTGACGCGGAGCGGATGCGCTTTCATCTCGAACTGTTCGAGAAGAAGCAGAGGTCAGATAATTCTCAAAAGCTTGTTGGCGATGATGGTGGGCTGAAGGATGGCGTGAGCCCCACCGGAGCCAGCATTCTGGATCGAGATGCCAGTGGTAGCTGAGTTGATCGTTGCAGCGGTCATTACGAATGCCGGGCCACCAGCGGCGGCGCTACCAGAAGCCTCTGAGCCCCACAGTGTTTTTGAGGTTCCGTGCGTATGACCGGGGTCGGTGACGCTATGCGTATGCGTCGGCATCTCACCTGATGTCAGGACGTGAGTTGGAGAGCCGCCCGTCGAACCGAGAGTTGCGCCGACAATCGTGCCGTTGTCCGTCGATACTGATCCGATTCGGCTCGCCGCGCTCCCGCCCATGTCGTCCTTGCCGGCGATCACCCGTCCGCGAAGGTCCGGAACGTTGAACGTCGTGCTGCCATCCCCGGAACCGTATGTGGTGGAAAGCAGCGAGAACAACGTCGAATAGGTCGTGCGGCTGATAGCCTGTCCATAAGCGAGAACAAACGAGCTGTTCGGCGCAGACGAGCCCCAGAAGTCCACGCTCGCGCCGATCGGAATTGAGTACGGGTTAGTAAAAAACCCATGCAGATAAAACGCCGCGTCGCTCGAGTTGTAGAGCGCGGCATAGGGCGTCCCCTGCACAAGAACACCTGCCGGGAGCTCGACGGAAGGCGCAGAGCGGAGCGGCTTGGCCCCGAGGCCGTCAACGTTGAGCGTGACCGTCGCGCCATTCGTCGCGTGAGGCGTGAATGCGACCATCTGGCCATTGAGGTGAGCGAGCGTGTCGAACACTTGGTAGCTCGCGACCGTGTACGCGGTCGAAGTGCCGCCGGTCGCAATGGCGCCCGCCACGTCGTCCCGATACGCCGCCGTCGAGGCCATCATCGCGCGAGCGGAATCGTTGACGCTGGACGGACTTTGGCCCTCCGCCCAATTGACCGTGGAGTCAGCATTGGCGTTGCTGGAAGCCGTCCGGCTCCAGTTATAGAACGGAAGTGCCATCAATTAGACCTTTGCAAAAAAAGGAGCGCGCTGCTGCAAGGCGTTGCGCAGGCCGGTGAGGTTGACGGGGCGCCGTTGGGCGAAGTGGATGGGTGGGGCCTGCATGGCCTGCTCAGCGGGGATCTGAGCGAACAGTCCGGGATCGGCCGGGACGGCCTGCTGGGGCGCCTGCGGAAAGGTCGGAGCCTGGAGGAGCCCGCCAGAGGACGGCGCAGGCGGGGCAAGGCCCATCGGGGCTTGTGGCGCCGGGGCTTGCGCCAGAAGGCCGCTTGCCGGGGCTGCGGGGCTCGCCTGTGCGGGTTGAGGCTGGGGCGCACTTCCGCCCATTTTCCTGTCCGCCCACGCCTGCAAGTCCCTGGCGGTCATCTTGGCAAGGAATGGATTGGCTTTGACGACGGCGGGCCCGAGCACATCCCCCGCCATAGCGTTCGGGTCGGCCTGAAGCACCTTGACCGCCCCGCCCGGCCCCGCGAAATGTGCGAGGTAGGTCGTTCCGGGCGTGACCGGCAGGCCGTTTTTCTGTAGAGTGGCCTGGTTGCTTGCGGCGTAGGCGTCCACCATCTCTTTCGAGAGGGCTGGGTCCGACCTCATGGCGAGGATTTCTTGATCGCTTTTCCCATCAGCCAAATCCGGCCGATTTTGCCGGATCATCGTCAGCCAAGTGCTGTTGATAAATTGGCCTGCTCCGGTCGCGCTCGAATTCGGATTGGTGGCGTTCGCGTCGCCGCCGCTCTCGACGCTAACGATCCGGTCGGATAGAGCCATGTGGTTCCTGTTTCAGGGCTTGATCATGTTCGCGGTGATGGCATCCAATGTGTACTGGCATTGGACGCCGAACGGATTGATCCCGGCCCTATTGGGGTACGGGCTGGCCTACGGGCTGACTTATCTGCTGACGCAGGGGCGGCGCAGCGACGGCTAAGGATTGCAACAAGCGCTGCGTTTTGGTTGGCAACTGAGCGACGACTTGAGGCGGCAACTGTGCCGCAACCTGCTGGGCCAGCGGAGAGCGAGATCGGACCAGAGAGTCCAGCGTCTTAATCGCGCTCTTGGTGGACATATCGCCGATCTTCTTTGCGAGATAACCGGCCGCAGGAAGCGCAATCGCACCCACCGGGCCGCCGACGCCATATCCTGCACCAGCGCCCAACACACCCGACACGCTTCCGGTGGGGGCAAGCTTGCCGAGGTATCGCGCCGCGTTGCCAAGTGGTGTCCCCATGGCGGCCTGCTTGATCGCATCGACTTCCGCGTCGTTGAAACCGAGCCGCTTCGCTACCGGCACATTGGTGTTGTTGATCGGCCGAGCCAGCTGCTTGATCGCTTGGCGCATGGCGTTATCACCGTTCGCGCCTGAGCCGGCGGTCCCCGCATTGAGTTCGGCCAAGTCCTGCTTGCCCTGGACCGTCAAGGAGCGCTTGCCAGCACCATAATTGCCGACGGCCTCTTGGATAGTTTTTGAGTAGAGCGGCGCGTCACCGGAGACGACATCGGCCGCCGTAAGGGCCGCTTGGTTCTTCGTCAGAACGAGCTGAGCGGTCTTCGCGGCTTCTCGCGTTGATGCATCCGGGCTCATTCGCAGCTTTGACAGTTGCTTACGAATGTTCTCGATCTCGTTCATGTCCACTGCGGTAGGCGGTAGCCCCGGAGAGGAAGAAGAGATATTCTCTAGGCGATCAATCTTGCGAAATACGTCCTTGACGTTCGCGTCCTGCGGGTCGAAGTCCTTCAGCGCGGCCCGCATATCGGCGGCCGTGTTGGCAACGAAGTCCGGCTTCACCACGATCTTCATGTCGCGGGCGGCGTCGAATTGCCCGCTTCCGGTCCTCACCAATTCCTCGCCTGATGGGATGGCGCTCGCAGCACCGCGAGCCGCCGCCAACTCCTGAAACTTACGGGCTGCGGCCGAAGCACCGCCGGCACCGAGCAGCGCACCGGCAACCTCGCCATAAGGCCCGGCAGCTTCCTTGCCGATCTCGCTCCCGATGACTGGCGCGGCAACGCGGGTCGCCATCTTCAGGGCGAGACCTTCCGGGCCACCGATCAGGCCGGGGGCAAAGTCCGCGGCTTTCTGCAAAAGCTGGCCGGGAAGACGCTGGGATTGATAATCCGAGCCGAGCGATTGACGAATGGCTTCGGAGCCGTACTCGGAGCGCGGCGTCAGGTTGTCTCCGAGCGCTCGCAAGCCTAGATGATAGAGATCGCCAGGGAGCCCAAAGGCACTCGCGGCCATGCGACCCGGAACGGTCGCTGCGGCCTTCGCCAGATCCTCGCCAATACCGACCGATGGCCCGGCTTCCTTGGCTGGCGCCTTGTAGTTATCCCACGGGCCGGCGTCGGCCGAGGAATATTGCTCCCAAGGACCTTCCATTACTGCACGCGCTCCCAGCTATTGCGATCAGCAGGATTGCCGCCCTTGAAGCGGTAGCCCATCTGAACCGCGCCAACGGCCGGGCCAACGCCTTCGGGCGATTTGTAGCTTGGACCGGCTGCTTTCTTCAGGGCGTCAACCGCGACGCGGCGCGCCTCTGCCTTCTGAGCAACGACATCGGGGCCGTCACCGGGCTGCGGGAAGAACTGACGGTCATACTGCGTGTATTCGTCCCTGCCGATCGCGGCGCCCGATTCCTTGCGGAGCAAAGCAGTCACCCACTCGCGCTTGGCCTGCTCCATCTTCTGGAAGTTCTGGGTCTTCAGGAAGTTGCCGACTACCGGCACCCCACTTGCCGCGCTTTGCGCAGCGCCAGAAAGGCCGAGACCTTCATCGCCAACCTTGCCGAAGCTCTTCTCGGCGTTCTCCATGCGGTTAGCAAACTGTTCGGCCGCGCCCTGTACTTCCGTCTTCTTGCCAGTAGTGGCGTCAGCAGTCGCGCGGCTGATCTCATTGACGAAAGTCTTGCGATCGACGCCAGGCGGGATGGCAATCTGCTTGCCGTCAGGGCCAGTGATCGTGCCGCGGTCGTCTCCGCCGCCATAGGCAATTTCGACCTTGCCGGTCTGCGGATCATTGCGAAGAACGGTATCGTTATCCAGTTTTGTGAAACCGTAGTTCTTCTTTTCGAGCGCTTGAGCGAGGATCGTTTTTCCAGCTTCAGGATTGAGAACGGCGAGCATCGCCTTCTGACGTCCGACCAGCGGCACAAGGGCTTCGTACTGCGCCCTGAGGTTTTGCTGCGCCATGGATCGGCTATCGTTGCCGGTAAGGCGCGCAATCAAGCCGTCTGGGTTGAACGCGCGGCCCAAGGCCGAGCCAACCCCACCCAATGCAGGGGGCAAACCCTGCGGCTCCGCCTGCTGCGGCAAGCCGCTCGGCATCTGCCCTTGCGTCGGCGTCGCATTCGGCGGCGTCATTGCTTGCTGCGGCAAAAACGCGTCAGGGTTGCCAATGCGCGGCATCTGGTAATTGCCGACCGCGATGGGGTTTTCCAACTGCGGCTGCGGGGCGGCGGGCGCAGGAGCCGGAGCGGCCGGCTGCGGCAGCGTCGGCGAAGGCATGAACGCAGGGGCGCCCGTGCTGAAGACGGACGGAGCCTGCGGCGCGATGGGCTGGTTGTTGACGCCTGTAAATGCCCCGGTGGCATCATACTGAGGGCCGCTATTGTCAACCTGAGGTGCGGGCATATTACGGTAGAAGTCCGCAATACCGCCAAGAAGCCCCGCGCCGTATTGACCGACTGGGTTGGTGAGATAGTCGAGAAGTCCAGGCATTTATTAGAGCCCACCAGGGAAGAAGGATTTGAACAGACCGCCAAGGCCGTTCGCGATCGTTCCGAACTGCTGAGCGCCGGACATCTGCTGAGTGCCCGTGCTCGTGCCATTAGACGTGCCACCGAGGCCCGCAATGGGAACGCCGATCTGGGCGAGCATGCCGAGGTTCTGAAGCGGAATTCCCAGCCTCTGCGCTTCCGCAGCAAGCGTGTTCGTCGCACCTGAGTTGAGCGCGTCCTGACCAGCCCCGATTGCACTGATGCCAGCCCCTTGGTTCGCAAGCCCCTGCTGCTGCAAACCACTCAACAGGCCAGCGTTGGTGTTACCGGCATTGTACAGATTGCCGGCCGCGCCCTGCTGGTTCTGGACGTTCTGATTGAATTGAGACGCGATCGTCGGAGCCACGCCCTGCGCAATACCGCGGCCGAGAGCCTGCGAATTGGCGCCCGAGAAATCACGGCCAGCGGCGGCAAATTGGCCGTTCGTGCTGTTCGTGATGTCAGACACCATCGTGCTGATGGCGTCCTTGAAGCCAGGCGTGTTGTACGGGTTATAGTCCGTGTTCGACGCCAGAGGCTGGGTGGCCTTCTGATAGTCGAGATAGTTCTGATTGACCGCGCCGGCCTGGTTCATGGCGCCGCCGCCGTTGAGCAGGTTCTGGGTGTAACCCAGCACTGCTGGCGCATACTGACCGACATTCGCACCGTTCTGCTCGATCGTGTTGAGCGCGTTGGTCTGAGTGCCATTGATGCCGGTTTGCGGCAAATAGCTATTGATCTGGCCCAGGATGCCCTTGAGCGTGTCCTGCGCCGGAGCCCAAGGTTGGGTCTCGGACTGTTGGGTCTGCGTCGTCTTGCTGGTGCCGCCCATTAATTCTGATCCTTGAAAGCAGCGATGACTTCACCGTCCGAGGCGGTTGCCCCAAGACGGACTTCCTTGTCGCCGAGCTTGAAGACCTGGACCCTGCCGCCGTCCTCATAGCGCATGGTCAGGCCCTTCAGCTTCTTGTGGTTCTGGACGATCAAGCCAATGCTCATAGAGCCTTCTCCAAGACGACGTGCGTTGATCGGTAGCCCGTCAGCACTCGTTCCCAACCGCGCCTTCCGAAGATGCGCATCGATGTGCAGCCCTCGTCCTTCGCGTATTGCTCAATTCTGGCGAACAGCGGGAGCCACTTGTCCCGGTCGTAGCCCGCGCACGCCGTCAGCACGCAAACCTTGCTCAGCGGCTTGACAAGCTGCGTCGTGGCGGCGGCCATGATCTCGCGACCGTCCCAGGCGAGCCAACAAAGCTGCATGCCCGTCAGAACATCGGCCTCGATGTCAGCGAAGCTGCTAAGGCCGGTTTTCTCAACCGCCGCCCTGATCTTGTCTCGAACATGCGGCCACATCTCGTCGATGCGGGCCGGGTCTACGCAGACGAGCTCAACCGACAAGCTTCGGCCCCGGCAGAGTGAGCGTATTCATCTGCACCATCTCGTTGCGAAAGCTTTCAACTGCCGCTCCGGTCTGGCGCTGCATCTGCGAGTTCTCGATCAGCAGCATGGGCAGGAACGAATCCGCGCACCCGTACTTGTCAATATGCTCGCTGTTCTGCGGGTTCTTGCCGATGATGTGAACGAACTTCGGACAGTCGTATTTGCTGACGATGGCGCGGCATGACTTGGTGAAGCCCGTGGCCGGACATCTCACCTTCGGATCAGGAAGCATCAATCCTTACTCGCCACAATCACGTCCACATACTGCATCGCCATCGTGATCGTGTGGTTATGGGCACCACCAGAACCCGCAGACTGCGTAACACTGGTGACGTCATTGGCACCCGTAACGGAAACCACGGGAGATGTACTAGCGCCCGAGTTAAAACTCGTCGTGATGTTATGAGTATGGGCCGGGATTTGAGCCAAGGTAAGAGTGGTGTTGCCAACCGTCGTTTGCGCCATCACCGTAGAAAACGAGTTCGTGCCGCCGCTCGACGCCGAGCCCGACACCACACGAAGCGCCTTGTCGTTGTGGGTGGTCTGCTTCGTCCACCCCGTGGGCGCGCTGGTCTGCTGGAACAGCATCAGCGTTCCGGACGGGATCAATGCAGCGATAGCAGCCGCATTCGCTGCAATAGCCGCGGTATTGGTGGCTATATCTGCCGTGTTGGTCGCGATGTCAGCAGTGTTGGTCGCAATATCGGCCGTGGCCGTATCAATGGCGTCTTGAGCGTCGGCAACGTTGCTTGCCGCCTGCTGCAAGGCCATGATGACCTTCTTGGGGTCTTTCTCCTCAGTGCCGGGGACGTAGTAATCGCTCACAGCGAGCCAGCCCCGGCGAAGTCAGGCTCGACGCCAGCGCAGAACGTCCAATCCGTTCCCGCGGGAATGCGGACCTTCAAGCGCGTGTAGCGGGTTTCCCGCTGCATGTCGCAGCGCCCAGTTCTTGCGTTCACCAGCACTTCAGCGCCCGCCGTAACAGCTGCATTGGACGTGTCACGATAGGAGCAGGAGCCGTAATGCGTGGGCGCATCAGTGACGGCCCGGAAGCCTTTCACGCGGACCTTGCGCCCATCAGTCCCCTGCTCTCCACTTTCCAGCGTCGCCTCAAGGTTCTGTCCGCGATAGAAGCCGAGCTTATGGGCGGAACTGAATTGCGCGATCTCAGGCTGGACCGCCGTTGCATAGGCGTCGAGGCTCAGCGTCAAGGCGTCGAGCGAAGACGAAATGGAGTCGAGGCTTTCGAGCGTCAGGCCGGTTTGCGAAATGCCAAGGAGATATTCCCCGACATCCGAGATCGTGAACCACTGCTCGAGCACGTAGTCGAAACCAATGATCTTGTCGAAGAGGCCAGACAGGCCGCTCACTGACTTATAGGCCCAATAGACCCGTGAGGTGCGCGGGTCAGACGCCCCGATCACAAGCTGAAGATTGCCCTTGTCGAGATCCAGCAGGAACGTCCGGTCAACCCTCTCGCGGCCGATCGGCTCAGGGAAGCCGCCTGGGGCGATCTTCGCAAAGCCCTGCGAGCCGTAGAAGAACAGATATTCGCCCGCTCTCACCAGCGAGTAAGGCGCATAGAGGCCCTTGTCCTGCGAAATGCGCTCAATCTGGAAGATGAGAGCGGAGCCGGGAATGTAGGACATGCGCCGGATGGCCTGGTCCTGAAACACCGTTCCGAACTCACCACCACCAACGCCGCGCACAATGCCGCCGTCGGGGAAGTCCTGAAAGTCCGACGAGTTGACGCCGCTGGTCCAGTTCGTCGTATCGTTCAGGCCCGACCACTGGATGCGGTACGGCTGCGAGAGAAGGCCGGACAGGACAAGGAAGCGACCGACAACCGAGATATAGGCGGCTTGCGGAGGCGATCCCGCGCAGTCAGCAAATTCCGTCGAGGACGACAGGTTATAGACCTGCAGGACAGTGTTGGCCTGCGTTGCGAACACCAGATTGCCGAACTGGGCAAACTGCCAATTGGCCGGAGAAGAACCGACCGTGGGAGCCGTGTACGTTCCGGACGCCTTCGAGACATCGATCCAGCTGAAGTCGGTATTGTCCAGCCGGTAGAGCTTCGTCGCGGTTGCAGCAAAGGTAATGACCGAGCCGTCCGACTTCAGGGCGTAGAAGCCACCGCGACAAGCTGCCGGCAGAGCCTGAGTATAAGCCGACACCCCCGGAAACGGACCATAGCCATCGGCGCGCGGGATGACGTTCAGGATCGTCTTGGGTGCCGAAGATTCAAAGTCAGTCGTATCTGGCGACCATGCCCCGAACTTAAGGAGTGGCATCAGCCTAGATGTCCCTTCCGCGCCGATCAACCCAGCCCTGCGTAGTGATCGACCAGCCTGATGATGTAGTGGTCGCCGCAATGCGAATTTGCGCAGACGTATTTGTGCGGATGGTCATGTCCGCAATTCCCGCCCCGCCAGCGACGATGTTGCCGATGTTAATTGCGGGGAATGCTGGTGTCGCCACGGCCGTTTGATCTGGCGAATTGACGAGGGCGCCAACTGCCGCGACGTTGTTGATGGCGACAATCATACGCGCCATGACTTTCACGCCCGTTGGAACGGTCAACGTCTGGAGCGCGGGTGTTCCACCCGTGAGACTCACGGAATTGACATCGAGAACATTGGCGAGCCACAAAAACTCATCGCCGTTTTGCGTGAACGATGACCACTGGGCCGACCCGTTGGTTTTCATGGAGCCAATACGGCGCTTCAGCGTGTAGTTCGTTGGCATCGTCGGCGAGCTTGCCGAGGTCGAGATCAGGATATCGACAACGCCTGTGTCCGTTCGCTTGATCAAATAGACATGATACCAAGTGCTGTTCGCGATCGTGCCAGTGTCGAGAGCACCGTTCCCGGTGCCGACAGACCAAGCCGAAGTCGTCTTCGTATAGGCAGAGGCAAGCGACATATAATCCGCTTCCGTCGAGTCAGCCGCCATACCAGCAGCAATGCCAAACGTCGAAGACGAGCCCGCAGTAGACAGCGTCAAGCCGTCAATGGAGCCCCGGACAACTGTCCCAGATCCTCCCGAGGGAGTTGCCCATGTGCCGTCGCCCCGCCAGAACGTTGAGCTCGAGGCACTCGTGCCGCCGTTGAGGTTATTGACAGAGAGATTGCCAGTCACGCCCGTGGAAAGCGGGAGGCCGGTGGCGTTCGTCAGAGTTGCGGATGCCGGAGTGCCGAGCGCACCTCCAACGAAATACGCCGCGCCAGCCCCGACCTCGTCAGTCAGGGCGGCGCGAAGGTTCGCGCTAGACGGAGTAGCGAGGAACGTTGCAACGTTCGTCCCAAGGCCAGCAACACCCGTGGAGATCGGCAGGCCAGTGCCATTCGTCAGTGTAACGCTCGCTGGCGTTCCCAAAATGGGCGCAACCAGCGTCAGCGCCGTTCCGTTCGTCGTCGCCCCGGTTATGCCGGCGAATGAGCCGCCGTTGTTATATTGAACCTGCGTGTTTGAGCCGCCGGGCGTTCCGCCACTCGCCGGGGTGGCCCACGTTCCATCGCCGCGCCAGAAGGTCGAGGAGGACGCGCCAGACCCGCCCGCAAGCTGCGAGACCGGCAGATCGCCCGTAACCGCGTGCTCGGCGTCCCACTTGGGGCCATCCACCAGCACATCAGGGTTTGCCGCCGCTCCAGTCAGGGAGGCGTGCTTGATGCTAAGCGTCATGCCTGCGTCCAAACCTCGGATTGCTCGCCAGCGACATCCCAAACGCCGCCTGTGGGGCCCGTGTCAAAGATCGGAGCTCGGTCGAAGACATAGGGATCAAACACGCGCACGGGCTGCGCTTGCTCGGTCCACGCCTCGGCCTGCTGCGTCTTCGGGGTCCAGGTCGTCACGGCGTCTGACCCGAAGTGCGGACGATCATCGGCCCGGCGTTGAACGCGGAGGTCATGCCAAGCTGGTTGAGGCCGTCCAGCGCGGCAGAGAAGCCCAGCGCCCAAGTCTGGATGCGCTCGTCTTCCTTCATGTAAGGAGCCGACTCCAGCAATGCGCCATAGAGGTAGAGATCAGGAGCGAGGGTCAGCAGCCAGTTCGTTGAATTACTCGCCAGCGCCGGCACATTCTGGCGGTAGACCATCTCGATGGTGTAATCATCGTTCGGAGTGGGCGCCAACTCGAGTTCGCTGCCGAACACAGTGAAATAGCGCGGCTGTCCGGCAACATCAGAGATCGAAAAGCGATACTCATCCATCTGCGTGCCGCTCTTGAACTCAAGGCACGGCTTTCCCGCAACACTGGACAGACGGACCCGCCTCATCGACTGGAAGTCACCCGGCAAAGAGATGAACTCGGGCTCAGTCGCACCAGTGTCAACCGTCGTCGTTGACCTCTGCTCCATCTGCCGGACATACAGCATGCGATTGAACTTGGCTTCCGCAAGCTGGATGAACGTAGGAATGCGAGCGATCAGCGTCGCGTCCTGGTCGCGAGCCAAATACTCAGTGACCGCCGCCTGGAGCGAGGTGTAATCGGTAATCTGGGTCAATTACCTGTCCATCCGGTCACGAGCGCGGGCTTGTCAGTGCGCAAGTATGCCCATTCCGGGTCTTGAAGCTTGCGCTGCACGATCTCGTCGAACTCCGGCGAGAACATGCGAAGGGTCGTGTTGCCCTTGCGATACTCTTCATCCAGCCACTTCACATAGATCACGTTTGGGATGCGGGCGACGTGCCGCCCCCAATCGCTGTGTTGCTCCTCTCGGCGCGCTTCCTTGTTCCATTCCAAGATGGGCTCAACGTCTTGCGTATGTTGGACCGTCAGGTCTCGACCGTTGCTGTCGATGTGGATGCGCGCAAGGCTCATTAAACGATTTCCGTCACATGCAACGTGCCGCCGGCCGATACCTGTACGGCCGACACCTTTTCACCGGGGTATGCCGTGAAGTATTCCACGGCATCGGCGGGCACGTAGACATCCGCGGTCGTAGCGGTCGGAGAACTGCCAACCTTCACATATGCAGCGCTCGTCACGACGACGCGGACCTTGTAGGTGCCGGAGCCGAAAGCATTAGTGATGGTGCCAGCCGTGCCAGTATAGGCAGCGGACTGGTGAGTGCCGAGCCGCCCTGTTCCGAAATATTGCGTGCCGGCCATGCGGGTCACGCCTGCTGGATGACAGCGTAAAACGTTCCGGTGCCACTGGTCGCAGTCGCGCCAGATGGGACGAAACGGATTACATCGTCTTCGTTGACCTGATTGGCACCAGTCGGAATAGCGCTGTTGGTCGATCCCGGTGCACTATTGGTCGCACTCATGGTGAACGCGCCACCAGTGATCGCGGTGCCAGAACCCGGCGCCGCACCATCCGCAGCGGCCGGGATGATGGACGGAGTAACAGTAAGCGTGCCTGTCCATGCCAGATTGGCGACAAAGCCAACCTTAATGATCGTGCCACGGAATGGCGCTCGCACAACACCCGCGATCGGCGTGGTGCCGAATGACGGAGTAAAGCAGGTAACTGTATGCTCATCGAGAGGATGATTATTCGGGATTGGCATTGATAGCCTCCAATGGAAAGGGCGCCCCGAAGAGCGCCCATAAGGTTGATGTTAAGAGGCTTATGCGTCGATGTTGTCGAAGATGCCGCCGGAAGCTTTCTCGTTGCGGGCAACGAGGGTGTACTCCGACAGGATCTGACGACGATCCGAGTCGCCGGTCTTGGCGAGCGCGATCGACACCATCTTGCGGCCGTTCAGGAAGGCAACCGCCCACTTGTCCATTTCCAGCACAAGAACGTCGCGAGTACGCTGGAAGCGGTTGGCAACAACCTTCAGCTTGCCGAAGTCGGACTCGTAGGCGTCAACGGACGCCACGATCTTCTTCGAGCTGGCCTGCTCCATCGGGGTAGACCGACCCGTGAAGGTCGAGAAGACCTGCTTGGTGAAGGCACCAGTGAACACCGTGTCGGGCTTGCCGCCCTGGGTCCAGATCGAGGAAAGAACAGTCTTCAGACGGGCTTCCGTGAACGCAACCTGAGTTCCGTCCGTGCGGGTGCCGGTGCCGAGAGCGTTGGCCGGGTCAGCCGCCGCGCCAGTGCCCTTGCTGGTGTTCGTCTTGATCCAGGACAGGATCGAGGCGGTCTTGCGCGCGGTGCCCTCGGCGCCGACGTTCTTCGCAGCGTTGGTGCCGACCAAGATCGACTCCATGTCGCGCTTGAGCTCAAGGCCCTTCAGCATTTCTTGATAGGCGAGTTCGTTGTCGCGGCCGGCATGATCAACCGCCTGCTGGGTGCCGGACACGCGGGCCACCTTGTCCGAGATCTGGCAGATGTTG